TCTGCTGCAACTACCGGTGCTGTTGTAGTAGCTCCTTGTGTAAGAAGTGCTGCGGTTCCTATACCTCCAGCAGTTCCAACAACATTCATTTGTGCTGCTTTTTTTTGAGCTTCTAATCCTCTTTCAATTGTTTCCTGTTGTGTCTCTAGTTGAGCTGCCCTTGTTAAACCAGCAAGAGCTTGTTCTTTTTGAACTCTACCAACACCTATTAATCCGCCTAATCCTCTAGCCACTTACTACACTCCTTTGTGTTAAAGCACTTCCAAGACCGCCAGAAAGTATTTGTTGTCTTCTTTCTCCCGCTCTCATGCGTGCAAAATTTCTTGCTGCTATTAATGCAGAGGTTTCAGATCTTTGAAAATCTGATTGTGTTTCTGGTCTTAAATTTAAACCATATCCAGCTTGTCTTCTTCCTTCCTGCCCTCTAACATTAGCATATTGTCTAGCAACCGCTTCTTGAGCTCTGCTTATTTCTTCTTGTTGCAACCCTTCAAAGCCTGTTGTCATTTGTTGAATAAGATCTTGTTCAACTGGAAAAAATCTTTGCAAGTAATCTTGAAACTCTGCTTCGTATAAATCTGCTAAAGTATCTTGAGCAGCCTGATCTCCAGATCTAAATGGATTTACATATAAATTATTTCCTGAATAAAAAGAATCGTCATATCCTTTCTGCTCTCCGAATAAACCATTAACAAAACTAATCATCAACCCTTACCTTTTTGTTGTGAATAATAACCAAAACCCAGTCCTGCTGCGGTTCCCGCCGCACCTAGTGCGGATGTATAATCACCCAAAGATTCTTGTGCAATTGCCTTTCCTCTTTGTTGTGCGAGCTGTCCAACATCACCAAGACCCGCCATAGCTTGACCAGCCTGACCCTGACCCATTGCTATAATGTTTTGCATACCTTGATAATATCTATCTAATTGTCCTGATAAGCCCTCTGCGGTTCCTCTTCCCATGCCTTGGGCTTGTGCTTGTTGCATTTGTGATGCTGCCGCCTGGTACTGTCCACTAGTAGGGTCAGCTCCAACCGAGAATGCTCTTTGTTGCATTTGTCTTCTTGCAGCCTGAAATTCTGGTTGTTGCAAAGCGGTAACAAAGCTTTCAACATTTGAAAAACTAGATTCATTTTTCATGGCAAAAACATCAGACATATACTGATTTTCTAAAGGAACGTAGTATTGTTGATAAAGGTTAAACCTTTGTGCAGCAATTGAGGCTAAAGCCTTCTGTGATTTAGTATCTTTTATTGTTGTTGATCCGCCGCCGCCTGACATTATATTTCTTTCTCCACTATGTATTGTTTTGTTTCATACCCTATATGAGACAAGACATCTGCTAATCCCTTCCAAGGTGTCCAAAACTCTACTTTGTTACAACCTCTTTGTTCAGCCATATGTTCAATATACTCCATGTATTTGCCATTAGCGTTTTCTCTTTTATCGTAAGCCACCCAAATTAATAATGATTGTGTTGGCTTAAAAACACTAGGCTTTACTTGTAGAATAATAAAGCTCTCACATGGGTCTTGCTCTATATCTACATAAAGCTCTGCTATCCCACTTGCTAATGCTGAGTATATATCTTCTGGTCTCCATTCGGGTTTTGCTTCTTTTTTTATTTCCCGCAATCCCGGTTCTATGAAATCCCAATATGTCCTAACATCTACTTGTGATAGCATTTTACCCATAAGATACCATTAAATTATATAATAATGTAGCATTATATTACTAATTAAGAAGGCTCTGTGGGGAATACAACATCGTCTATAGTTGTTGCACTTGACTGAGTTGATGGTAGATCTCTTAGTTGTTGTCTGTAAGTTGACCACTCTGTTTTCTTAGAATCTGATAGTGGGCTGTCTGGAAACTGTGTCCAATCTGATTCGGACAACATAGTATTTCTTATTGGTCTTATTGAGTTCCATATTGAAATGTTTTGCTCAACAGCCTCACCTCCAATTATTTTATAGTTTTCTGCTTCATATAACCCTTCTATAATTGACTCATCACTTTCTAAAATAATGTCATTAATAGTAAGATTCGTTGATCCACAAGTTGTTATATCGCCTGTTGCTGTTTTATATATAGTATATTCTGCCATTTTATTGTGTATTATCTATAAACACATACAAAGATTGATATGTGCTTCTAAGTTTAGTTATCCATCTAACACGCCAGTAAACAGTTGTTGAGCCACTAGAAAGACCGCTTATCGTTCCTGAATATGCAAAGACATATGTTCTAAAAGTTCCCGCTGCAAAAGTTACATTTTGTATACCGCCAGCAGCTTGAACATAAGTCGATCCATTAACACTATATTCTAATACGCCATTTGTACAATCACCATAGACCCCTGTCCAAATAGCTTGATATTTAGCACCGTTCCTAACACTTCCTATGGTTGTGGATAAGTAAGTTCCTGTTGTTTGTGTTTGTACGGTAAAGTTTGTTGATCCTCTTTGAAAGGAGCTACCAAAAACTCCTAAAGGAACAAAAGCACCTGTGTGACTTTTTATATCAGAACTAACATCATCGAAATGTTTTACATTAAGTGTATCTACATTAATTCTTGCTGAATCTAACTGATCTGCGGTTATTTTTGTAGCACTTAAGTCATTGATCTTTGCATTGGTTACGGCTAAGTTAGCTATCTTTGCGTTATTTATGGCTGCGTCTTGTATCTTTGCAGTTGCAATAGATGCATTAGCTATCTTAGCTTCTGTTACAGCAAGGTTTGCTATCTTTGCATCATCAACAGCTAGGTTTCCAATCTTAGCATTTGTTATCGCACCATTTTGAATCATGGCATCTTTTATAAAAACAGTTCCGCCACTAACAATAAATGGAGCCGTGTTGTTATTGGTTCCATTCCATATTGCAAATTTATCAGCCTGAAACTGAACATATGATTGAGCCCCTGACCCACTATCTGCATTAGACCCAATAACCATTCCTGCAACAGAGACACTCCCATTAGTCTCAGTTGCAGCTTGTAATACATACATTGCATTTAGATCACCGTTAATGTTTGCAGTTGTAGTACTTAAACTAGTAATACTTGAAGTATTACCATTAACAGTAGAAGTTAAATTACTAATACTTGTAGATAATGCGCTGTCTGCATTTGCTCTAGTTGTTGCTTCAGAAGATATTGCAGAAGTGTTGCTATTAACTGTAGATGTTAAATTAGTTATATCTGTTGCTAATGCGCTATCCGCGTTTGCTCTAGCAGTTTGTTCTGTTGCTATAGCTGAGGTATTAGTTGATATAGCTGAGGTATTAGAATTTACTGTAGAAGTTAAACTTGTAATTGCAGAAGCATTTGCAGTTGTATCACTTGTAAGGGTTACTATGTCTGATTGAGCAGTAGAAATATTACTAGTGTTTGTAGTAACAGTTGAGCTTAAACTATTATATAAACTAATAAGATTAGAATCTCTTGCTGCTATCCATGCACTGTTAGCAGCATTCCTAAAATAAGCTTGATTATTATCATCTGTATCAATCCAAATATCATTTCCTAATAATGCATCCCCATTATCTCTAGTTGTAGGCTCTGTATTATTTCTAATTACAGTCGCTGCTGCTGCAGCTGTTCCAGATATTAAATCAGTTAAAGCTGAATACCCAGGTAAATCTTGCAACTCTTCTGAAAGTTCTTGCATTACTTCAGCTATGTTTTCTACAGTTGAAGCTTCTACTCCGTTTGTATCATTGTAAGGACCTGGAACATTTGATGTACTTACATATCTAACCCAGTAGTAATAAGTTTCACCATATCCTACTTCATCTGTATAAATAAAAGCAGTTGTAGTTGCACGTAAAGTAGCTCCTGCGAGGTTATTATCTCTTGACCTCCAGATTTCAGTATAAGCATGATTACCATAAGGTGCACTTGCACTCATACCATTCCAGTTCAGGATAATTGCAGTAAATGCCCCCGAAGCTTCTAAAGCAGTAGGGGCTGGCGGCACGGTTAAGTCACCTAAGGGGGTATTAGCGGTGAAGTCAATTGCACCGGCGCCAGCATTCGGATCAAACGGGTTTTCTCTTAACTGTTTAGCAAGCCCGCTCTCAATAAGTTCTCTAAGTGTAATGGCTCTATCTCTTGGGTCTCCTCTACGGCCAAGACGAATCTCTTGTGCCTCTTTCATAGACTCAAGTGTTGCCTTTAATTCCCTGTCTGTAGTTGCAGGAACGTTTTTTAAGGCAGGAACTTTAGTGCCATTAGTAGCCATTAAATAGCCCTTAATTCATCTATAGACTCACCTATACAAATCTCATTAACCGTTTGTGCTGAAGATACTTCTACAGCAAAAGTACGGTGTACACTTGCTGGGAGTCTAACTATTGGTTCATATATAGTAGTAGCACTAAAACTTGGAGTAGTACCTGTTACAGAATACACACTACCTGAAGTGCTAATGGTTGCATTATAAATAACTGAACCATCTCCATATACTTTTAAAGTTACGGGGTAAGCTTCTGCATCAACTTTTGCAAAACCCATACTAGTGGGTTTTGGTGGTACAAATTCTTTTGATTTCCAAGTAAATGTTTCATTAGTAGAGCCACCTTGAAACTTTTTAATATCATCATCAACAATAATATATAACTCATTATCATCTGGGTCTGTAAAACCACCAGCAACTTCAGTAGAAAAACTTAAACTTGTAAGCGTAGCTTCTCCGCCCCTAGGGTCAAATATAAATCCTTTATAAGCAGAACCTGTATAGTAATAACCTACATACCTACCTTTCCATAAAAAACCCTGTAGTGTAGAAGGATAATAATCCGATTGCCATTGGTCTGGACTAATTAAACCTTCAGTTACAATACGTACTTCTACTCCCTGTACTGCAACTAATCCTTCTGGGCCTGCATATAAAACATAGCTTCCCATATCCACCATTGAACGTTTATTTAAACAAGCTTGGGCTGCTTCAATACGGATAGCACTCATAGATTGTGGATCAGTACCTGCTATCAAATAGGGTCTTCCTTCTGTTCCTACAACTAAACCATTACCAGACACTGCTATACCTACAATATTGTCTTCTAAAGTAATTCTATAAACAACAGGCCATGCGTGGGGTAAAAAAGGTTCAGAAAAACAAATACGTTTACCAGTAAAGCCCGCAAACACGCCATAAGGTAAAGCAACTAAACCTTTCATAGGCCCATCAGGATACAAACTTGTATCTTCATTTGGTGGACCAATCCAATAAGTAGAAGGGATGATTTCTTGCAACTCAACATTATCAGAAGTATCGGTGTAAGAAGTGGTTGCTAAAGGTACTTCTGCTACAAATTGAAAAGCCGTAGTGTTTGAGCCAGTGTTAGAACGATAGATACGTTTAGAAAACAAGTTAGTATTAGTTCGACCGGTGCCCGAGGTACTTGTTTCAAGACCAGATATAGTGACACTTCTATTATCATCTGTAGTTATAACTGTAGAAGCTGCAGAAGGCGGTCCTTCTTCGCCGTAAGCACTTACAAAAGTATAAACATAAGCAGTGCTATAATCAGTCAGAGCATCAGAAGCATCATTAAAGGTTGCCCCGTCTGTTATGGAGCCAGAAGTACCCGCTGAAGTTGCAGCACTATTTACTTCTACTGTAAAAGTAGTCGCACTTGGTACTGTTACAATTCTATGATCCCCATTTATGTCTGCAGCTGGAACTCCATTTACATCACCATATCCTGCTAATGTCACATAATCACCTATAGATGCACCGTGGTTACTAACTGTTGTAACTGTTAAAACTGATGAACCGTTGGTCGTGGTTATTGTAGCGTCAATCCCGGTTGGCGTATCAAGGGCGACGGTCGGTGCTGCACTTGGAGCGGGAATACCTAACCTATAAAAATTACTAGGGAAAGGTGCACTACCTACAATAACAGAACTTCTACCCATACGTGGGTAAGATTGCCCTGTCCAATAGACAGTATCATTTGTATCACCGGCAATCGGTCCAGGGACGACATTTACATCTTCGTCAAACTCTAACCAACGTTCAGGGGAATCTGTGTATTTGTATATGCTTTTTCTGTTTGCATCATCAAGAACAAGAGTCTGAGAATTATCAGTAATAGGTACAAGCCTACCACTTTCTAAATTAACATCTTCTGCTGTTTGAGCGAGGTTATCTTTTAATAATCTAGGGGATAGTTGTGGAGCTAATCCGCCAAAGGTAATGAGTTTAAAGTATGCCATATCATCTGAAAGTATACATTATTGCAGCTATAACTGCTGAAAATACTATCCAAAAGGCTCTCTCACCATTACTTACATCTTTTTTATTTAATTTAGTAGTTTGTTCTACTACTTCTACTCTATCTTCGAGTCTATCTAAACGGGCAATAAAACGATCATTTTGTTTCAAAACAGTAGTTACCCTCTCCTCTATTCTTGCAATAGCAATAACAGCTTCTGAAAGCTTATCAATCTTATCTTCTAGTTTTTCAAGCCGTTTTGAAACGTCCATTTATACAGTACTCCAATCTTCTCCTTTGAATAATAAGGCTTCGGCTTCCCTTCTTCTTACAAGTCCTTCTAGTACTCTACCTCCAGCTTTGTTCCAACGTTTTATTTGAGCTGGTACATCCTCATAAGCTGATGCATTTAATACTTTAAGCATAGTACTCTTATTCAAATTTGACGGTCCAAGATTATAGGTCCATGATACAAGAGCATCAAATTGATTCTGCTCTAATGGTACTTGTACCGCCTCATTTACATAATTTTCATACTCAATAAGCTCCTCTTCTAACCAAGCTTCTGCTTGCTCTTGAGTACAAGTATCACCCATTGTAACACCTTTTGTTCTACCATAGGCTATAGTTGGAACAGAAACAGCATCTAAATATGCTTCTAATTCACAACCTTCAAAGTTTTTTATAAGATTTTTACCTTCTTCTGATATCTTCATTCTTTTGATTCCTCTTCTACGACAGGCTTTATTTTGTCTTCTTTGATAATATTCTTTAATTCTTCTGAAGTATGTACCTGTGCAGCTTGGCCTTTTTTTAATTGATAGGTTATATCCGCAAGTTCTTGGTTAAGTTTAATAAGCATATTAAACCCTTCAATTGCTCTAGGAGTTAAATCCTCTATTTTATAGTTTTCGTTTTCAAAATTAACAGTTTTTATTTGTGATTCAGACATAATGTTTCTCCTTAATCTTTGTCTGGTGTGTTAGAAGCGCCAAAATAAAATGATATAACAGCACTCGCCAATCCTCCTAAATACCCTAATACTAAATTAATTAGAGCTTCAGAATTCTGTTCTGGTGGTTGTAAAGTTACTAGGAATATATATCCTAAAAAACCACCTAGGGTAGCAATACCTATAATTCTTGCAGTCCAGTCTTTACTAAATCTAGATCTAGCATCTTGTTTGTCTTGTGTTTCAAGCTTAAATACATCTACTTCGAGCTCTTTCATTTGTAACTCAAAAGATTGTTCAGCTTTTTTAAGTTCTAACATTTGTTCAGGAGTTGCTGACTGAATAGCCTTGTTAATAGCTTTTGGCTCAGGGTCACAACCTAATACTTTTGCAACCACACTAGCTGCTTGTCCTCCTAAAGGTCCACCAAGAGCAGAGCCTAATGTTGGTGCTATTGCTCCTACTACGTTTTTAATCAATCCAAACTTCATATATTCTCCTTATATGGTATAAACTTTTAGTGGTTGCTTTTTCCCCTTCACATATATTTTTTTATGAAAAATGCCATTCTGCGTTTTCTTAATTGTAGCTTCCCCGATAAGTATGTCAACACCCGCTTCTTTTGTTGCCGACTCTAATCTTGCAGCTGTATTTACAGCATCACCTATTGCTGAGTAATCAAATCTTGTATTAGACCCCATATTACCTACTACAGCTTCTCCTGAATTTACACCAATACCAATTGCAATAGGTTCGGGTAACTCTTTTTGTAGCATGCGAATCGCTGTACGCATATCTTGGGCACAGGCGACGGCACGTTTTTCATGGTCATCGATGTTTAGGGGGGCATTGAATATGGCCATGCATGCGTCGCCTATGAACTTGTCTACCATACCACCATGTGCTTGTACGCAGGCAACTTGTGCGGTAAGTACTTTATTCATTATATCTGTTACTTCTTCAGGAGAAAGTTTTTCAGATAGATTAGTAAAACCCCTTACATCTGTAAACAAAAATGTACAATATTTTTTCTCGCCACCGAGTTTTAGTAGTTCAGGATTATCTTGCAATTGTTTTACTTGTCTTGGATCTAAGTAGTGTTCAAATTGTTTTTTAATTTGTTGGCGTAGTTTGTATTGTTTTCTGTAATTTACGTAGAAAGCAACAGTAGAAGTTATGATTTGTGAAATAAAAGTCCATGAAAAATCCAGCAAAATACCCTTCTGAACGCTAAAAACTCCTGAGAAGCCTGTAGTAAAAAGCAAAACTATAGCTATACTTAGACCCTTAACCACACCGAGATAATTGATTGTGAGCCATGTCAGCGACACAAAAATTCCAAAAATCAAAAGTTCAACTGCTAATGCCCAGTCAGGAATATAAGGAGAATTTTCTATAAGAATAGACTCAGATAGTGCAGCTTGAATTTTATGTGGCTCTAGTAATCCAACTGGAGTTGCAACTTGTGGCATAATTCCATTTGCAGTTATACCCACAAATACAAATTTATTTGCTACATCCATATTTTGTAAGTCAGTCTGAGGGGTATCAACCCAACTAATCCATTTACGACCAAAGATATCTGTTTTTACAGGTGGCACTCCCTTTATAGATATTTCTGATATACCATTATCATTAGTTTTTATAATGTAAGTACTGGCCCCAACTAAAGCTTTTAATACTTCTGTACCAAAAGCAGGGACATATCCATCTGGTGTGCGTAATAAAAGGGGGATTTGTCTGACTAAATTATCTACGTCAGTGGGAGCAGTAGCAATACCTTCAGCTGCAGACTCCGATAATATCGGCGTATTAACAACTACCCCTTGTGACATCATACCACCAATATCATCACCAAGTATAACTGTACCTACAGTTTGTGGGTACTTTTTGTTTGGTGTTTCAAACATAGCTAAAATAGAAGTGCTTTGTTTAAGGGTTTCCGCGAAGTAGTTATCACTTCCAAACCTATCAGGATGTGGAAAACTAACAACCCAACCTACACCTAATGCACCAGCATCAAT